GGTAAATGGGAGAGGCCGAACAACATCCTCAACAACTGGCGTGTTACGAAAACCACCCTTAGATTAGGTAGTAGAGTAATTGGAAAGTGTATGATGGGTTCAACATCTAACGCTTTAGATAAAGGTGGTGATAACTTTAAAAAACTATATAATGCATCAGACGTTACAAAAAGAAATAGAAACGGCCAAACAAAATCTGGATTATATTCTTTTTTTATCCCAATGGAGTGGAACTACGAAGGATTTATTGACCAGTACGGTCTTCCAGTATTTGATAATCCAGACAATGATGTCGTCGGACCAGATGGGGAATTAATATATGTAGGTGTTATAGAGCACTGGCAAAACGAAGTTGATGGTTTAAAGCAAGATCAAGATGCTTTAAATGAGTTTTACAGACAATTTCCAAGAACTGAAGAACATGCTTTCAGAGACGAAACAAAAAACAGTATATTTAATTTAGTAAAAATATACGAGCAAATAGACTACAATGAATCAAACCCAACGCCTATAACTGGGAGTTTTGTTTGGGAAGGTGGAGTAAAAGATTCAAAAGTTAAATTTTATCCAAATGCAAATGGCAGGTTTAATTTAACATGGGTACCACCAGCAAGTCTACAAAATAATTATTTTTTAAAAAATGGAATACGACAACCAGGAAATGATCACATCGGTGCGTTTGGCTGTGACAGTTACGATATTAGTGGTACTGTTGATGGTCTTGGATCTAAAGGAGCGTTACATGGATTAACTAAGTTTAGTATGGAGGATGCACCTCCAAATACGTTTTTTTTAGAGTATATAGCTAGACCACAAACAGCAGAGATGTTCTTTGAGGACGTTCTAATGGCATTAGTATTTTACGGGATGCCTTTACTAGCAGAGAATAACAAACCTCGTCTATTGTATTATTTAAAAAGAAGAGGTTATAGAGGCTACTCAATGAATAGACCTGATAAAATGTGGAACAAACTATCAGTAGCTGAAAAAGAAGTTGGAGGTATACCAAATTCAAGTGAAGATATTAAGCAGGCTCACGCTGCAGCAATAGAAAGTTATATTCAAGATCACGTAGGAGTAAAGGAAGATGGACAATTAGGGAATATAAGTTTTAATGATACTTTAAATGACTGGGCAAAATTTGATATTAATAATAGAACAAAATTTGATGCCGCTATTAGCTCTGGTCTAGCAATTATGGCATGTAATAAAAATTTATACCGACCAAGACCAACAAGAACTGAAACTACTGTAAACTTTGGGTTTACAAAATATAACAATAAAGGTATGTTATCAAAAGCAATAAACAAATGATTAAAACACAAGTAAAATCTGGATTTCCTAGTCAGGCAGTGCCTGATATTGAGAAGTCTGGTCAAGAATATGGCCTGCAAGTTGCAAAAGCTATAGAGTCTGAGTGGTTTAGTAGTGATAACGGAAGTGATAGGTACTACGACACACAACTTCGTTACCACGAACTAAGATTATATGCTCGTGGTGAGCAAAGTATACAAAAATATAAAGACGAGTTATCAATTAATGGTGACTTAAGTTATTTAAACTTAGACTGGAAGCCGGTACCAATTATACCTAAGTTTGTAGACATAGTTGTTAATGGTATTAACGAAAGAATGTACGACATTAAAGCTTTTTCAGTTGATCCTGCTTCTGCACAAAAAAGAACAAAATATATTGAAGATGTTGTAGAAGATATGCAGTTTAAAGGATTTAAACAAAACGTTCAAGAAAAAACTGGTATTAATACATTTAATAATCCACCAGAAGCTTTACCAAAAGATGATGAAGAGTTAACTGTTCACATGCAGTTAGAGTATAAGCAAGCTATTGAAATAGCAGAAGAAGAAGCTATATCAAACGTTATGAATCTTAACAAATATGATTTGTTGAAAAAACGTTTAGATTATGATCTAGCTGTTCTAGGTATTGCTTGTGTTAAAAATGGTTTCAATACAGCAGAAGGTATAACGATAGACTATGTAGACCCAGTTAATCTTGTTTATTCCTATAGTGAATCACCTTATTTTGATGATTTATGGTACGTTGGTGAAATTAAAAGATGTAAAATAAAAGATCTTAAAAAAGAATTTCCAGAAATTACTACTGAGGAAATAGAAGAAATAGAAGGTAAATACACAACGCCTTCAAACGATAAATATAATTATTATCAAAAAGATGATAATAAAAACAATAAAGGTTATGTAAATGTTTTATATTTTGAATACAAAACGTTTAACGATCAAGTTTATAAGTTAAAGAAAAACTCAAGTGGTGGAGACAAAGCTATTAAGAAAGATAATACTTTTAACCCACCTAAAGATCAAAGAGCAAGATTTGAAAGAGTAAAAAGATCTATAGAGGTTTTATATTCTGGAGCTAAAATTGTTGGTCATGACGTTTTATTTGATTGGAAGAAATGTGAAAACATGACTAGACCAAAGTCAGATATAACAAAAGTATCAATGAGTTATAATTTAGTTGCACCTAGAATGTACAAAGGTAGAGCTGAATCTTTAGTAAGTAGAATGATAAGTTTTGCTGACATGATTCAAATAACTCATTTAAAACTACAACAAGTAATGGCAAGAGTAGTTCCAGATGGTGTTTATTTAGATGCTGATGGACTTGCTGAAATAGACTTAGGTAACGGAACAAATTATAATCCACAAGAAGCACTAAACATGTACTTCCAAACTGGTAGTGTTATTGGTAGATCAATGACACAGGACGGGGACTTTAACCAAGGTCGTATGCCAATACAAGAATTACAGTCTAGTGGTGGTCAAGGTAAAATTAACAGCTTAATACAGTCTTACAATTACTACATACAAATGATGCGTGATGTAACTGGATTAAATGAAGCTAGAGATGGTAGCATGCCAGATAAGCAGTCATTAGTTGGTTTACAAAAACTAGCGGCAGCAAATAGTAACACAGCAACAAGACACATACTTCAAGCTGGTGTTTACTTAGCTTTAAAAACAGCTGAGGCAGTTTCGCTTAGAATATCTGATGTTTTAGAATACTCTAATACAAGAAATCAATTTGTTTTATCATTAGGTAGATTTAATGTAGGTACTTTAAATGATGTTAAGAACTTACACATACATGACTTTGGTATATTCTTAGAATTAGCACCTGATGAAGAAGAAAAACAAAGACTAGAAAATAATATACAAATGGCTATGCAACAACAAGCTATTAACTTAGAAGATGCTATTGATATAAGAGAAGTTAAAAATTTAAAGCTAGCTAATCAGTTGTTAAAAGTTAGAAAAAGAAAAAAGCTAGAACAAGATCAAGCTCTTCAACAGCAAAACATACAAGCTCAATCTGAATCTAATGCTCAAGCAGCTCAAGCGTCAGCTCAAGCTGAAATGCAAAAAGAACAAGCTCTTGCTGAAAGTAAAATTAGCATAAATCAAGCACAACTAGAGTTTGACATTAAAAAGCTTGAAAAAGAAGCCGCTATTAAGTTTGATTTGATGCAAAAAGAATTTGAATTGAATATGCAGCTTAAAAACGCTGAAAGTAGTGTAATTAAAGATAAAGAGAAGCAGAAAGAAGATCGTAAAGATGAAAGGACAAGAATACAAGCCTCTCAACAGTCTTCGTTAATAGAACAGAGAAAAAAAGACTTACCCTCTAAGAAATTTGAGTCAAGAGGCATGGACAACTTAGGTGGGTTTGATTTAGAACAATTTGAACCAAGATAAAAAACAATAAAAAACTATGGGAAATAGAATTAAAACATTTCCGGGAAATATAGCCGGATCAGTATTCACTGCTGCAAGTAGTGATGCTATTAAACCTCCAGTTGGTCATATATTTGTTGCATTTACTGTTTTAACGCAGGCAACATTTGATGCTAGTGGAGGATTAGTAAGTAACAAGCCAGAGCAATTCGCAAATACAGAAGATGCTGCTGGTGATTTAGCTAACGATGCAGAAACTGTATCTGAAGGATCTGGTGGTGTACAGATTACAAACTCAAACACAACTTTTCCTGCTGGAGTAACAATTTACGGTACTTACACCGAAATAGACTTAGCTGGAGGAACAATTTTAGCATATTACGCTAAACAATAATTATTTTTAACAATTTTATAATATTATATTATGGCAAATGAAAAACAACAAGAAGAGGTTGTTGAACAAGTAGTGGAGGCTAAAGAAGTCGAAGCTAAAGAACAACCAACAAAACTATCTGGCTTTCAAGAGAAAGAAGAAGTTTACAAAGTGGATATAACCAAACCACCTAAAGCAGAAACTACTGAAGAAAAAGTAGAAGAACCTGTTAAAGAAGAAAAGGAAGAAGTTACCCCTGAAGAAACAACAGAGGTAGAAGATACACCTGTTTTACAAGAAATAACAGAAGAAGAAGAACAAGAAGCTGAAGAACCTGTTGAAGAAGCAGAAGAAACAGTTGAAGAAGAAATTAAAGAAAAAACTCCAGAAGTGGAGCTACCAGAAAACATTGAAAAACTTGTAGAGTTTATGAATGAGACTGGTGGAACGCTAGAGGATTACGTTCGCCTTAATGCGGATTACTCAAATGTAGATGGAGAAGCTCTTTTACGAGAGTTTTATAAATCTACAAAACCTCATCTGTCCTCAGACGAAGTTAATTTTATGTTGGAAGACAATTTTAGCTTTGATGAAGAAACAGATGAACCTAGAGACGTAAAAAGAAAAAAACTTGCTTATAAAGAAGCAGTTGCACAAGCCAAAACGCATTTGGAAACTCTGAAGGGTAAATACTACCAAGAACTCAAGTTGGGTTCAAGGTTGTCTAAAGAGCAACAAAAAGCAATGGACTTTTTCAACCGCTACAATGAGCAAGAGAATAAGGCAAGTGAGCTAAACGCAAGACAACAACAACACTTTAACAAAGAAACTGACAAAGTTTTTAATAAAAATTTCAAAGGTTTTGATTTTCAAGTTGGAGACAAAAAATATCGTTACAACGTTAAAGATGCGCAGGAAACAAAAAATGCTCAAAGTGATGTGCTAAAAGTTTTTAGTAATTACATTGGCGAAGATAATTTGCTAAAAGATGCTAAGAGTTACCATAAATCTTTGTTTGCTGCGAGAAACGCTGATGCTTTAGCAACTCATTTTTATGATCAAGGCCGAGCAGATGCTATTAAGAATATGACTTCAGAAGCTAAAAATATTAATTTAGGTGGAAGACAAAGTCCTGATGGCAATGTAAAGGTTGGTGATAAAAAATATAGAGTTGTAAGCGGCGATAATAGTTCTAGCCAAAAATTTAAACTAAAAAATTATTAACAACTATTAAAAATTATTAATTATGGCAACAGTAAGTTTTTCGGGACCAGGTGCTGCTTCAGTAATTTCACCAGCGTATCAACAAATGACGTTGGCTCAAAATTACTTAGACATAGCAAGCGGTGGTTGGGCTCAACAATATCTTCCTGAATTATACGAGAAGGAAGTAGACAGATATGGTAATAGAACCATTTCTGGATTTTTATCAATGCTTAGTGCTGAAATGCCTTTACAGTCTGATCAAGTAGTTTGGTCTGAACAAGGTAGATTACACTTAGCATACAACGGAGAGATTAATCCTGTAACAGGAGCAATCGACACGATTACTAACGTTGATGGTGCGGGCGCAGAAGCTCACGCTGTTAGAGTTGGTGCAACATTAGTATGTGAAATAGGAGGCGTAGTATTCAAAGCAATATGTACGGCTGGTATTGAAACATCAACAGCTGCATTAACAATCAGACCTTATACTGCAGAAAACGTAGATGATATTGCAGGTATATCAGTAGATGATAACCAAGCTATCAAGTTCTTTGTATATGGTTCTGAATTTGCAAAAGGTCAAGATACGATGAACGGTTCTATCGAGCCAAGATTCGAGACTTTTACAAATAGACCAATGATCTTAAAAGATCACTTTGAAATCAATGGATCAGACACAGCGCAAATTGGCTGGGTTGAAGTTTCTGGAGAATCAGGACAAGGTGGGTACTTATGGTACTTAAAATCTTCTGGTGATATTAGAGCTAGATTCAATGATTACTTAGAGATGTCTATGGTTGAAGCAGAAAATGCTTCTGGTACTAACGTATTCTCTGGTATGACTACTGCAGCTGGACACGAAGCTCCTGAAGGAACTGAAGGTTTATTTGCAGCTGTTGAGGCAAGAGGTATTGTAGCTACTAACTTAGTTGATAACGCGGCAGATGCATTAGCAGATTTCGATTTATTATTAGCTGAATTAGATAAGCAAGGTGCTATTGAAGAAAACATGCTTTACTTAAATAGAGCTGGTAACTTAATCTTTGACGATATGCTAGGTCAGCTAAACGCAAACTACGATGGTGGTTCATCATTCGGTGTTTTCGAAAATAGCAAAGACATGGCGTTAAATCTTGGATTCTCTGGCTTTAGAAGAGGTTCATATGACTTCTATAAAACTGATTGGAAATACTTAAACGATTCTTCTACAAGAGGACACGTTGGAGGTATCAAAGGTATTATTATACCAGCTGGTACTTCTTCAGTATACGATCAGCAAGTAGGAGCTAACGTACGAAGACCATTCTTACACGTTAGATATAGAGCTGGACAAGCTGATGATAGAAAGTTGAAATCTTGGGTTACAGGTTCCGTTGGTGGAGCTTCTAGTTCAAGCATTGACAAAATGGAAATTCACTATTTATCTGAAAGATGTTTAGTTACTCAAGCTGCGAACAACTTCGTATTACTTAAGTAAGATTACTATTAAAAGAACCGGGGCTTCGGCCTCGGTCCTTTTATTTTATTAAAAATTTATATTATATCATATTATGAAAAAAACAAAAGAAGTGGCAGAAAAGCCACAAGTGGTTGCTGCTAAAGTAGTAGAACCAAAACAAAAACCTAAAAACGAAGGTTGGATTATAAAAGATAGATTATATGAACTGGATTTACAAAGAATACCTCCTGTTTATATAATGAAATCCAAAAACTTATTTTATTTTGACGAAGAAAAAGGTTACGAAAGAGAAATAAAATATTGTAGAAATCAACAAACAGTTTTTGTTGATGAAATGAAAGGTCCACAAAGACTTGGTCATATTATATTTAGAAACGGACAGTTGTTCGTGGAAAAAGAACAAGTAATGTTACAGAAGTTTTTATCTTTATATCACTCAGATCGAAATAAAATCTACAATGAGTTCAATGCAGAAAAAGAAGCTGAAGATGATATTGATACTTTAGAGTTACAATTAGATGCAATTAACGCTGCTAAAAACTTAGATATTGATAGAGCTGAAGCAATAATGAGAACAGAAATGGGCGATAGAGTTGCTAAGATGGCTTCTAAGGAGCTTAAAAGAGATGTAATGATATTTGCACAAGAAAACCCTGAGTTATTCTTAGAGCTTGTTAATGATGAAAACATCAATATTAGAAATATTGGTATTAAATCAGTTGAGCAAGGAATAATTAAGCTTTCAAGTGATCAAAGAACATTTATGTGGGCATCTAATGACAGAAAGTTGTTTACAGTACCATTTGACGAAAACCCATACTCAGCACTAGCTGTTTGGTTTAAAACAGATGAAGGTATTGAAGTTTTTCAACAAGTTGAGAAAAAACTAAAATAACAAAACTTTATAGAGGTAGTCATCTCTATGAGGTGACTACTTACTATAAATAAAAACAAATTATGGCGATTCCAGTAAACAGAGTATATAAAACAGTATTATCAATACTAAATAAAGAGCAGAGAGGTTATCTTACTCCTTATGAGTATAATAATTTAGCGGTGCAGGCTCAAAAAGAAATGTTAGAAAAGTTGTTTTATGACTACAATAAGTTTTTAAACTTAGATAACTTTAATCGTATAAATGAAGGTCTAGCTGATATACCAGCTAAAATACAAGAACAACTAGATGAGTTTTATGCTTCTACAAGTATAACACTATCAGGTGCAGGTGTTGGTACTTTACCAACAGACTTATACAAAGTAATAGATTTGACTATAACAAATCAAACTGTTAAATTAGAAAAGGTTGATAAAAATAGAATACCTTATTTAAAATCATCACCCTTAACAGCACCATCAACATTATTCCCAATATATTATCAAAGAGAAACAGATTTTGTAGTAGAACCCGCAGCAACAGATGGCTCGTGGGCACTAGGTGCTATAACATTACAATATATACAACACCCTGCTAATCCACGATGGGGTTACACGGTAGT